ACCCACCCTTAAAGGAAAAGCATGACTACTATCGTCTGGACAATCTCTCAACTCGACTGCCTCCCCCAAGCAGAAGGACAAACCGATGTCGTTGTGACCGCACACTGGTCATGCACAGGCACACAAGAGCAGAATGGCACGACCTACACAAGTAATGTCTACTCTACTTGCTCTTTCACCTACACAGGTGGTGCGTTTGTGCCCTACAACCAACTCACACAGCAAGATGTGTTGAACTGGTGCTGGTCTTCTGGTGTTGACCAAGCCTCTACTGAAACAGCAGTGCAGACTCAGATCAACAACCAGATCAACCCACCTATCACCACACCTCCACTGCCCTGGGTGACTGCATGAGTACACAAGCGTTTACACCTACAGGCAATACTGTCACCTTCACCGGTGTCATTACTACGCCTCCTACGCCCGTACAAGCTGTTTCCAGCACACTGGGCGGCAACCAGTACCGTATCCTTAATGCCGGTTCTGTAACCGTCTTTCTGGGTATAGGCACAACTGCCGCTAACGCCACTGCTAACGCCACTACGGTCACCAGCACTGCGCCAGCAATTCCCCTGCTTGCCGGTACTGACGAAATCTTGACGTTCACCCCCAACGCTTACTTCACCGGTATCACCGGCAGCAGTACAGCAGTGGTGTACATAACTCCTGGTGATGGTTCCTGACCTATGTTAAAAACCGTTAGTTCTATTGCCAATTACATCGGTGCGCTCAATTACAAGGGCACATGGAATGCTTCTACCAACGACCCTACACTTGTGTCTGGTGTTGGCCTGAAGGGGGATTACTACGTAGTCTCCGTAGCTGGCAATACGAATCTTGACGGTGAGACACTTTGGGGTGTTGGTGACCTTGCTTGTTTTAACGGCGCTATCTGGCAAAAGATAGATGGCGGGGACACTAGTGTTGTCTCTGGCCTGACTGTCACTACCCTCACAGGGTACATGTACAGCAACAACACGGCTGGCGTGACCGCCTCCACCACTATTCCGGTAGCAAACGTGTCTGGTGCTGTCGCAAACACCATTAACGTGCTTGCAGGGGGTTTATTATCCGGTGGTGGCGCGCTCACCAGCAACGTGACTATCAGCCTCTCTAACGTGCCTTCCGGTAACGTCACCGGCCTGGGCACGATGGCAACGCAGAACGCCAACGCTGTTTCCATCACAGGCGGTACTGTTACCGCCACGCTGTCGGGCAACTTGACCAGTGCCAACGTCACCATCACTGGCGGGACAATCAACAACGTAGCCCACACTAACGGCTCGTTTGCCAACGCCAACATCACCTCTGTTGCGGTGACTTTCCCCAACAGCTTCCTGGCAAACAGTACAGCCACTCTAGGCAACGCTACCATCACGCTAGGTTCTGCCACTACAACAGTGGGTAACCTCACGCTCACAAACGCCAACATTGCGTCTGTTTCTGCCACGTTTCCCAACAGTTATCTTGCCAACAGCACGACAACACTGGGCAATACCACATTGACGTTAGGTTCTACAACCTCGACTGTCGGTAATTTGACGCTCTCTAACGTCACTATCAGTACCGGCACTATCAACGTCCAAACAACCAATCACACAGCAACGACCAGCGCCTCTGCTACGTTTGCAACATCCAGCCTTCCACTTGTCCCCGCAGGTTACATCAACTTTGACCTGAACGGTACAGTTGTCAAAATCCCTTACTACGCTGTCTAACATGGATACACAATCAATCTTCAACATCGTAGTGGGCCTTGCCGCATTCTTTGGCGGTTGGGTGCTGAACAACATCACAAAGGCCATAGAACGCCTAGATGATGACGTTCGCAATATGCCCCATGAGTATGTCTCCAAAGACGATTACCGCAGGGATATTGACGAGTTGAAAGACATCTGCAAGCAAATCTTCAACAAGCTCGACAGCAAGGCTGACAAATCATGAACAGACCGCTGGTTTCTCTGTTGATGCTAGGTTACCAGTCTGTTCAATTTGTGAAGTACGCAATAGACAGCGTAAAAGCACAGAGCTATACAAACTGGGAACTGGTATTTGTTGACGATTGCTCAACAGATGGAACCTACGAGCTTGTCTCTAAACTTGCAGAGTCAGATACACGCATCAAGGTCTACCGCAACGAGAAAAACTTAGGCATTGTCAAAAACAGGAAACGTGCTTACGAACTCAGCACAGGTGACCTCATCTGCCATTTTGACAACGATGACATGCTGGAGAGGTGGGCGCTAGAAGAGATGGTGTACGAGTTTGCCAGGCTTCCTGAAGTCATGCTCATCTACACAGACCTTGCCCAAATAGATTCTGACTCCAACATTGAGCTTTACTCTGCCAGCAAAAACTACGATGTGAACCAGTTGCACCAACACGGCTGGAAACATTTGGGAATGTACCGCCGTGAGGCCATGAAACACATTGAAGGCTACAACGACAAGCTCATCAGCGCCTGTGAAGACGGTGATTTGTTCATGCAGATTGCAGAGAAGTTTCCCATCTCACGTTACCCTAAGGTGCTGTACTACTACCGCAACCACGGCAAGAACAACGTACACAACAACAAGAAGTGCCCAACATGTGAAGAGCGCATGGTGTGCAACTTCATCCGTGTATGGTGCAAGTCTGCCAAGTACGACATCGTTACGCACAAACCCTTAGAGGTGGCTGCATGAACATGGAGAGCTTGTCATACGTAGAGTTTGGGAACAAGGACAGCTTGGGCGAGTTCTTGTTTGAGAACGGCGTACAGCACAGGCTATTCCACCAGATTCTTGCTGACCAGGGCATCCTCTACCCCAAGTATCCGGTGACAGATGCTGACCCATCCAACCTAGATGATTGGCTGTTTGTGCATAACCAAGAGCATGAGTCACTGGCAAGCATCCTGAATCTGGACAACCCGTTCCAGTTGTTAGATGCGGATTGGAATGTAGAGAACAGTTTTTATGATTGGATTGGTGTTCACCAGACCATTCATCAGCAAATAGCGTCAGCGTTAGGAGTTTGATATGGCAGACAATTACAACATATCTATCACTTGGCAAAACAACAAGCCTTATGACCAACAAGGCAACGAGTTAACTCCTACCTACGAATACAGTGAAGACTTTGGCACGGTGTTGTCAGGATATGCCAAGAAAACAGTGATTGGCAACAACCTGTTGTATGCAACGTATGACCCAGACGGCAATCTGTATCAAGCTGTTGGACAAGCGTACAAGAAAGATGGCTACTGGTACACGCCAACTTTTGATGTCAACTCAGGTCAAATGTACCAGCAGCAGGGGCACGTTGAGTTTAAAGACAGTACGGACTTCAACATAGTTCTTGGCCTTGCCGCTGCGTATTTCTTGCCTGGTGTTGGTCAAGCTATTTCAAGCACTTTAGGTGTTCCTACATGGTTAGGAACGGCTATTGCCCAAGTAGGTTCTTCTGTTATTCAGGGCGTTCCTATTGACCAGGCTATTAGAAACGTAGGCATGAGCCTTGTTACGCAAGGAATTATCAGCCAAACAGGTCTGGGTGAATTCGTTAGTTCTTTATCTAACGACTCTTCTGTCAAAAACGTCATCAACAACATGGCCTCTTCTGTTGTCAGCACAGCAGTCAGCGGAGGTAAGGGCGCAGACTTTATTACCCGTGCAATTATCTCTGCGGTAGGAACTATCACAGGCCAACAACTAGACAGTCAGTTGGTTGGTAATGCGGTTGCAGCGGCATTGGCAACAGGTGGTGACCCCAATGCCATTGCTAAATCCATCATGTCCAGTTTGGGGCAATACATAGCGCAACCCACTACTGCACCGACAACATCACCCACAGCAGAACCAACTTCTGAACCCACAACGGCCCCCACTGCTGAGCCTACGATAGAACCTATCGCAACAACAGATCAAGCAAAGAGTTTGTTTGAGCAAATATACGGAAGAGAGCCGTCTGCTGCTGAGTTAGAGAGCGTCAAAAACATGACGCCAGAGCAGATTACAAAAACTTTGACAGATTCAAGAGATGCTTGGTTAGCGGCTCACCCAACTGCTGCCCCCACTACAGCACCTACTACATCTCCAACTGACACGCCTCAAACAATAGATGAAGTGAAGCGGAGGTTGGAAGAGGAAGCCGCTACCAGTGCGGCGGCAATGCTGGCTTCAAGCTCTCAGCGCGTTCGTTTTATTGATACTCTTGCAGAGCGATATTCAGCGCAAGAATTGCCTGGTGTGTTTAGAGCATTTGAGAACTGGTTGAACGTCAACCCTAATTCTCAATTTACAGAAGCCAACCCTGTTGATGAAGCTGCTTTCAGAAGCTACATGAGGGCGCAGGGCATCTCTGATGCCAACATTGACTACATCTTGGAAGCCGCAAAAACCTCTACAGATGCGTATGTGACCAGTAAAGCGCAACAAGAAGAGGCGGCAAAAACTGTACGAGAAGCAACAGCTCGCTCACAAGAAGTGTTGAGCAGAGTCCCTGCTACTGCTATTCCGTTCACAGATTCCAGCGGTAGAACGGTGTTTTTTGACACGGTTACTCAAAAGTATTTTGACTCTAACGGTAACGAAACCGGTAGAACGCTTGCTGATGAGTCATCTAAAAAGGCTTTTGACCTCATCTCAAAAGTTCAGGAAAGCTCACGCACACCAACAACGCAAGATGGTGAAAACATTGCGCTGCTTATCAGGCAAGAGGCTGGCACTAGCCCTATCAATCCTGATGGAACAATCAAGCCGGTTGACCCTGCTGAGATTCTTAAACTCTTTCTGACCAGCGCGAATGAAAACATCATTACTGCCATGCGTCTGGAGGGTATCAACGACATCGGTGCAATCTTAGGCTCTGATGTTATGAGGAACATGGGGACTGAACAATTCAAGTCCGAGCTTGCAAGTGAATTGTTGCGCTACCCTAATGACCCCAACCTGAATGAAGCGTTCCAAAAAACAGCGGGATATGACTGGACAGAAACCCCTCAAGGTAGGGCTTATACCAATTTAACAGGCATTCTTCCAGGTCATGAAGGTCGTATTGTTGAGGTCAAAGACGCTCAAGGCCACGTTTACTATGCGGTTCCAATCACAGGAAATATATCTCCTGGTTCTGAAGGTGGTGCGTTTTTGGCTATTTATGACCCTACAACGGGTCAAACAAAATATGAAGCCAATTACAACAGCAACACAATCAACAATTTTGCCAACCTCAGTTCCACTGTTCCTGTGTACGATGAGAACGGCAATTTCACAGGTTACAAGCCTCAGAACTATGTAGTTGTTAACGTAGACCCAACTACAGGCCGTGCATTGGTTATAGATGAAAAAGGTAACTCAAAAATTGTGACGTTTACAGGGACTCCTCCTGTGGTGGGTGGGCCTGTCAGCGTGAACAATCAGACAAACACAGTTGTTACACCAACAGCGCCTGTTGTTTCTCCTACAACAACACCCACAGAAACTCCAACTTCTTCTCCTACAGAAGTTCCTTCTCCTACGCCAACTATTGACATTACAACCTTACCCACAACGGTTCCATCTCCGACTCCTTCATCAGTTCCTACAACAGCACCGACAACAGCACCTACCGTTTCGCCTACGACTGCGCCTACGACTGCACCTACGACTGCACCTACGACTGCACCTACTGTTTCTCCCACTATTTCACCAACAACAACTCCGTCTACATCTCCTTCTCCAATAACCGTACCTACGTCATCAACTAGCCCAACGCCAATTATTTCGGTCAGCCCGTCTGTTCAACCAAGTGTTCAGCCAACAACAGGCCCAACACTTATTCCAACAGTAACGACAACGCCAACAACTACGCTGTCACCGACACCTACCCGTGTCCCTACACCGTCTGCGTCTCCTTCTCCAATAACAACAATCCCAACGCCGACAACGGGGCCAACAAGTACACCAACAACAACGCCATCCCCAACTCCAACTACAGGCCCAACGCCTACGGTAGTTCCTACAGAAATACCTACGGTAGAACCAACATCGTCACCCACGCCAACAAAAACACCGTCACCAACACCAACTATTGGCATTCAGGTTCCGACAAAAGCACCTGTCAAGAAGAGACTACCTACAATCAGCGGTATTTACAGAAGCCCTCTGGAGCAAGCCCTGTCTGCATATAGACCGCCAGGCGAAGTTGAGGGAGAATCGGGTATTGACCGTCAGAACGTGTGGAACGAGGCATCACTGCGTCTTAAAGACGCGCTAGGACTTTGATATGGCATCAGCACTTAAAGATTTGACACGCATGGGCGGCGATGTTCGCAAGCTCGCAAAACTGCTGCAAGCAAAAGCTCCTAAAGGAGAAATGCTAGCTTACATCAATCCCCGTGAAGCAGCCTTGTTGAAAGCCCACGGTGGTTCGGGTAAACCCGATGAAGAAACAGGCATTCCGTCTTTTGATGATGGCCCACCAGAAGGCGACACAACGGCAACAGGTTTTGGTGATGAGCCAGCATCTTCTGCCTCTTCTGTTGGCGAAAACTATGTTGAGCCTGTAACTGTTGAAGCTCCACCTTCTGCTGCTCCCGCACAAGACACTGCGTTTGCCGGTTTCCCAGGCATGGACAGGTCTTTTGAGTCACCAATTGTTGAACGTGGCCCAACACCGCAGTTAACCGGTGCTGCTGACATTGCGGCTGCTCAGCGTGAATTGCAGGGGGCTGGTGAAAAGCCAGAGCCAGGTCTGCTGAAACAATTGTCAGAAAAGACAGGACTGAAAGAGGAAACTCTTGGTCGGTTGGGGATTGCTGGCATTCAAGGATTGTTAGGTTCCCGTGCCGCATCTGCCGCAGCCAGAGAAGGTCAGCAGGGCAAAGCAGAGATTCAAGCTCTTGCCACACCGTACCAGCAGAAAGGCGCAGAACTGCAAGCCCAGGCTCAGCGGGGTGAACTCACTCCACAAGCCATGCAGTCTTTGCAAGCAGCGCAAGCACAGGCGGCACAAGGTGTGTCTGCCAGAGGCGGCGTAGGTGTTGCACAAGCTACTGCCCAGATAGAAGCACTGCGCCAGCAACTGTTGCAACAGCAATATGACTACGGTCTGAAGCTCTCAGGTATCGGTGACAACATTGCTCTGGGTGCTATCAAAACAGGTCTGGAAGCAGACAGGTATGTACAGCAGATCAATAATTCGTTCTATCAGAACATGGCATACATTGCCGCTGGCATGACACCAGGTGGAGGTCGATAATGGCTGAAAAACTTGCAACACTCCCAAAAGCACCCGCCCTGCCAACAAAGGGTCGTATTGGCATGGCACAAGCACTGGGTGTGTCTGAACCATTCATGACACGCAAGGCTGAGCTACAGCCTCAAATTTCAGCGGCAGAAGGTGATATTGCAAAAGCTCAACAAGCTCAAGCAGAAACGCTGTCAGCAGGTAAGACTCAAGCCATGCAGCAATATGGCACAGAGACAGAGGCTGCACAGAAGGCTTATGAGGGCAAGCTGGAGGCTGAGCCTCTACCTGCATTTGTGCCCACAAAAGACACCATGCAAGACATTGCTGGTTTGTTCTCCGTCATCAGCGTAATTGGCGCACTTGTTGGCGGTAGCGGTAAGTTGGCTGCTCAGCGGTCTATGGGCGCTATGAACGGCATGATGGAAGGCTACCGTAAGGGTAAGGCTGACCAGTACAAACAAGAGCGCAATCAGTTTGATGCTAACTTCAAAACCATGATTCAAAAGCACAGCGAATTCCGCAAGGAAATGGAAGATGCTGTGAAGCTCGCCTCAACCAACAAAGAGGCTGGTTTTCAGGCTGCTGAGTTGGCGGCTACAAAAGCCGGTAGTGACATTGTGAAAGCTCAGTTGCGTAAAGGCGACTTGATGGGCGCTTACAAGCTGGTTGACGAATCTCAGAAGGGCGCTAACGAGGCAGTCAAGCTGGAACAAAAAGCCCGTGCGGAAGAAGCAAAAGCAGAGCAACACCGTCAAGACATGTTGTCCAGAGAGCGACAGCATCGTGAAGGTATGGCTCAACGTGAGCGTTTGGCAAAAGAAAAAGCAGCAGCACCTTCTCGGGGTGGAGCCGCACAAGAAACTGCTTTACGTGTAATGCAGCAAGATATTGGTAACGCCAAATACAACTTAGAAGACTTGAAAAGTCTTTCTGAGAAAAAAGGCAAATTGCCTGGTGGTTCTGTTGCTTTTGCTCAGAAGTTTACTGGTGACATTTCCTCAATGCTAATGCGTTATGCAGCAAACCAGAACATTGATGAAGGCTTGCAAGCTAATGACGCTTTGATGCTTAACCTGGCGTTTGACATTGCTTCTGCACAGTCAGGTGGTCGTGGTCAACTGTCAGACGCAAAAGTTCGTGCTGTTGTTTCACAGATGCCTTTGGATGAGCAACCTGAAAACACAAAAGCAACCAAGTGGGCGGCTTTGATGACTCGGGTTGACGAGGCCAACAAAACATTGCCATCAGACAAACAAGTTGAAATTCCTGAAAACTTGCGGAAATACTACATGGGTTCCCGCACAGAAGGTTCTCAAACTGGCGGTCATTGGGAATACCGTGATGACCCTAATAATCCTGGCAAACAGCAAAGGAGATGGGTAAATGGCTGATCCAAAAAAACCATCTTCTGATTGGGAGAGCATCCCCGCTGGTGGTGGTTGGGAAGATGTGCCCACTGCCACTGTTGAGCCAAAAGAAGAAACAACCAAGCAAAAAACGCCCATGCAGCGTATTGGTCAGTTTGGTGAGAGCGCATTAGGCGGCGCTGTTATGGGTGCGGCTGCACCTGAACTGACCCAGATGGCTGGTAAAGCTATTGGGATGATTCCATCTCCATACACAAAAGCGGCTGGTTTTGGCATCGAAGCTGCTGGTCGTGGCATGAGAGCCATGCGTGGCACAGAGGCTGGTTTGGGTGCTTTGGGCGGCATGACCGGAGATGTTGCAGGTCAAGTTGCTGAATCTAAAGGGTTTCGTCCTCCAGCCGTGTTTGCTGCCGAATTGTTAGGCGGCACTGTTGGCCCTGCTTTTGCCCAGACAATCACAAATGCAATCAAATACGGCTCACGCAAGCTCTTGGGCCTTGAGCCTGTAACCGCACTTAAAACAGTTGCCAGTGACTTGGGACTTGACCAGGCAGTCTTGTCTCCATCTCAAAAGAAATTTATCCAAGACCAAATTGACAAGTTGCGTGGAGGTGCGCCAAGCACTAAAGCACAAGAAAGTTTGTACGGCGCACTCAAAACTGGTGCGGCTGACATTACCAAAGCAGCACAAACCAGTGCTGCGGCAAAGCGTCAACAAGCAGAAGAAGCATTGAGGGCGGCTGAATCTCAAGCAGAAAAGATGCGGCTGGCTGGCAAAAAGACTACAGACATTGGCGCACAGACCACTAAAGAGGCCCAGGCTGCACGTTCTCAAATTGGTCAAGAACGAGAGGCTTCTGATATTGGTAACACGTTGCGTGAAAAAATCAATTCTATTTATGGAGACATGGCTAAGCAAAGGTCTGCCGCTTACCAAAAGCAAAAGGCTTTGCGTGACGAAGCTGTGCGCCAGAAAGAATCTGCTGGTCAACTGGTTAAAGATGAGCCTGAGTACAAGGCTTTACTTGATGACCTGCGTACAAAGCTCTTGATTGGCAAAGAGGCTCAAAAGCAAACAACCGCACCAGTGACTGAAAAAGGTGTGTTGCAAGCCTATCAAAACATCTATGACGCTGTGACAAACCGCAGGGTGATTGTGGGTGTAGATACCAACGGTAACCCCTCATACAAGACATTCCCAACATCGTTTGACGCATTGGATGATGTGCGCCGCCGCCTGGGTGATGCTGCTTACGGTAAAGAGGTTGAAGGCTACAGTGCTATTGGCGCAGAGATTGCCAAGAAGTATTACGGCAAGATTAGCGACATTCAATCTAAATTTGCTGGTGAAGCTCACGATGCTTTGCAAGGTGGCTATGAGGCCGCTTCTCGTTTGCTGGACAAGTACAAGTCCAAAGCAGGTAAACGTGCCACCGTAGAGGACAGGTTTGACCCGTCACGCTATCAAACAGATGCCGCATCCTTGCCCAACGATTACTTCAAGACACAGCAGTCTGTGAAGGATTTGCTGGAATTGACCGGTGGTGATAAAGCCCTGGTAACCCAAGCCGCCTCTGACTTCTCTGCTCGCCAGTTGCGTGACAAGAACGCCAAGGGTGTTCGCACATGGCTCAACCAAAACAGTGATTGGTTGAACTCGCCTGAGTTGGCTGGCGTTAAGAGCAAGATTGATTCATACGCAAATACGCTTGAACGTGCAGAACGTGTGTCAGGAAAAACAGGAAAAGCTGCACAAATACTAGAGTCACGTGAGCCTACCGTGTTGAGGAGAGGCGAACAAACTCTTGCTGCTGGAGAAAAAGAAGCTGGCGCTATTACTGGTGAAGCTCAAAAACGGGTGCAAACTATTTTGGGTGACAGTAGCCCTGCCAAGCGTGTGCGTGAAATCATTTTGGGCGGCAAACAGTCTGTCTGGGATGAAGTTGGCCCTATTTTGTCTAGCTCTCCACAAGGCAAAAATGCCATTGCTGATGCTGTATTGCAAGTGATTGCCCCAGAAGAAATGGGTGGCTTGGTCAAACTGACCAAGTTTAGGGAAGACGTTGCTCCATTTTTAAAAAGCTCCAAGCTCATGTCTGACGGGCAAATTGCCGCACTGGAATCTCAATTGCGAACAATCTACAACTCAGCAATGGGTCAGCCAGCTAAGCTGAACATGATGCAGACAGCGGTCAAGAATGCCATCATTGGCGTAACTGCTCAGCCTGTAGGTGCAGCAACCGCCACAACTGCAAAGTCTGCATACGACATCATCAACAATCGAGGCTCTGTTGGGTCTGCTTCTAGAGGGTACTAAGATGAGCAAGAAAAAAGAAAAAGGCATCAACTCCGATTTGGAAGCAGCTATCAACAAGTTGATGGCGCAGGTGATGACTGACCCAGAGGCCAGCATTACTGACAAGATGAAGGTCATTGACCGTGCCCTCAAGCTGGAAGCCCTCAAGATGAAGGACTCAGATTCAGAGTGGGGTTCTGGGTTTGGGTTGGACGATGATGACGAGAAGTGATAACATGATTATTCCGTTATCAAGAGGGTTTAATCATGGATGCAGCACAAATCATTCGCCTGGCGTTAGGGGTCATTACCGACCGCTTAATCACCATCATGGCGCTACTTACATCGTGCGGACTAGCGAGTTACACGCTGTGGGCGGGGGGATGGGAGCGAGTGGCAACACTGGCAATTTTTGTAATTTTCGCTTATCTTACGGTAAGTATTAAGGGGAAACCAAATGAGTCTGAAACCTAAACATCCAGCTTATCAGCCAAGCGAGCGCCACCAGCGCCCACATGAGGACAATCAGCAGATTGCAAAGTCTGTTCGTCCTCAGTTGCCCCGTGATGGTTCTATGCACGGACAAAACAATGTTGCTAAAAAGATGCCAGCAGGTTTTATTGCCGTCTGGGATTATGGCAATGGCGAGCAAACAAAGAGGTCACCCACATCCGGTGGTGGTGGCAAGGTGTACTGATGGCTAATAACATTTCGTTTCAGCCTATGGGCAAAACAACTTTGCTCACGGCTACCACAACAACAAGCACGGTATCGGTGACAGCAGACAGTCCTGTCAACCAGTTCATGTTTGTCAATACCGGTACAAACGATGTGTTTGTTCACATGAGTCTGAGCAGTTCAATAACTGTTGTTCGCCCCACTGCTGGCAATCCTCAGTATGGATTTTGTGTCGGCGCAAACAGCTATAAAGTTGTCACCAACGGTCAGTCATCTGCGAACGTAACTGTTTATGTGGCTGGTGTATCAAATGCAGGTACGGCATTGGTTTATGTGACGCCTGGCGAGGGTTTGTGATTGCTTGACCCTATAAGCATCGGTGCGGCTTTTGCCATTGCGAAAAGCACCATTGCCGGAGTACAAGAAGCAATCCAGATGGGGAAAGACCTGCAAGAGTGCAGTGGTGACCTCATCAAGTTTTTCGAGCATAGAGACACAGTAAATAAAGCTGCCATCCAGGACAAGGCAAAAGCACCCAAGTCCGACATGGCACAGGCTCTTGAGTCTGTCATGCAAGCAAAAGCCCTCAGAGACGCTGAGAAGAGGCTTAAAGAACAGTTGATCTACTCAGGGCAGGGTGACGTCTGGGAGTCCATCCAAGCTGAGTACAACTACATTGTTGCAACCCGCAAGCGTGAAGAGCGTGAAGCAGAGGCCGCAGCAAAGAAAAAGCGGGAAACCCTTGCAGAAACAATGAACATCTTGTTTATGGGGTTCCTGGCTGTGGTCTTGTCTGGCTTAATCATGTGGGGTACATTTGAATTTATTGTTTACAAGATGAGGCAATGAGATGGATGAGCTTCTTGGACTTCTTAAAGGCGTTGCCCCTGCTCTGGCAACCGCTGTTGCTGGCCCTCTTGGGGGTGCTGCTATTTCCGCTATTGCTGGTAAGTTTGGCGTATCTGACTCTGTGGAAGCTGTGGCTAAAGCAATCGCAGGTGACCCACAAGCGGCGCAGAAGTTGGCTGACCTAGAGCTAGAGTACGCCAAGCTGGACGCTGCTGACCGTGACAGCGCCCGTAAGCGTGAGCTTGAGATTGCCACCAGTGCCGCTGCTCCTTGGTACAGCAAGATGGTCACGCCTACCCTGGCAATCGGGATGTTCATCCTCTGGGGAACAGTCAACCTTTTGCTGCTCAACAATGCCATTCCTGACGGCATGAGAGAGATTGTGATTCGTATGCTTGGCTCACTGGATGCAGCCAACATGCTGATTCTGAGCTACTACTTTGGCAACTCACACAAGCACTGACATGAACTTGACTCCCCACTTCACCTACGAAGAGCTAACTCACACAGACCACCGTGCGTTTGACAACACACCTAATGAGCAAGAACTTGAGAACATTAAGCGTTTGGCTGCTTTCTTGGAAGAAGTCAAAACTGTCCTGGGAGGCAAGCCCATCATGGTTAACAGCGCCTTCAGAAGCAAACAGGTCAATGATGCTGTGGGTAGCAAAGACTCTTCTCAGCATCGTATCGGCTGCGCTGCTGACATTCGTGTACCCGCTATGACGCCAGATGAAGTGGTGAAAGCCATCATCGCATCCAACTTAGGGTATGACCAGGTAATACGTGAGTTTGACCGCTGGACACATGTCTCTATCCCGAACACACCTGAGTTGGCTCCCCGCAAGTCAAAGTTGATTATCGACAAGCAAGGAACAAGACTGTATGCCTAGAAAAAAATCCCCCAACTTGTCTGTAGGCAGAGGCGAAAAACTCTCCGTAAAAGCTGGCGGGGGATTGACTGCGAAAGGCAGAGCCAAGTACAACAAGGCCACTGGTAGCAAGTTAAAAGCCCCAACGAAATCTGGGCCTCGCCACAAAGCCTTCTGTGCCCGTTCTAAGAACTGGAAAGGCGAGAGAGGCAAAGCTGCTAGAAAGCGTTGGGGTTGTCGTTAAGGAGCTGGAATCAGACCACCCTCAAAGAGGTAGGTTCCAAAGTGCCCCAAGCTCACCCAGGGGGCTGCGTGAATCTTGATACCGTTGTCACGGGCAAGGCGACAGAAAGCATAGTCTTCTGACAAGAGGCGCTCTGTCTCTGGCTCTATAAACACGGGGAAGTATTCGTAGATGCGGTCAGCAGCCAGTTGACCAGAGGTGTCGCCCACATCATTGATGTAGCTCTTCACAACGGGTTGCAGCTTCTCAAACACTTCACGCTTAATCAGCATAAAGCCTGTACCGCCAGCAAAGACCTCTATAGGCTCATTGCGGGGCACAGTGACCTCACCCTGATAGTCCACCAGGTTCACGACCATCGAGCCTGTAAAGTGCTTGAGTTCGTTGGCTGGAGTGCCTGTGTTGGCAGCTTTGTGGACGTTGCCCCAGTTGATTTCTTTCTTAGGGTAGATGCCGCAAATGATGTCTTTGTCTGCATCCAGCATGGAGAGAATGTCGTGAGGGTTGAACTTGATGTCAGCGTCTATGAACATCAGGTGTGTGCATTCAGGGCGCTTCATGAACACGTTGACAAGAGAGTTACGTGCCCTCTGAATCAAGCTCTCGTTGAACATGAAGGAGAAGGACAAGTCCACCCCTTTCTCCCGTGCCAAGCCTGGCAGGGGAACCATGCTCTGTGTGTAAAAGCCTGTACACATCCCACCATACATGGGTGTGGTGATGAAGATGTGGGGTGTCATTGTGTGATGCCCTGGTCGGTTTTCATGATTGCCATAGCGTCTGAGTAGCCAGATGTGTAGGCAATGTTCCAGATTTCTTGCAAGCTCATGTTGATAAGTTTCTGGGAGTACTCGACAGCATTCTTACCTTTTTGTAAGGATTCTTGCGAAGGCTGGATTTGTTGTGGTGCTACTGGTTCAGTCATGATATGTCCTCTATGCGTAAAACGTACTTGTTTGTTTTGGCTGACTTGCGCCAGCCGTGAACGTGAATTTTGATACCGGCTTTGCGTACAGCAGAAACTGTCTCGCTGTCCTGTATCTTTTTGATGCGGGTGCTAACCGCACTTGCAGTCACCTGCACAGCCAGCACCTCGTTTTCCTTGATTGCCAGCAAGTCACACCAGCCCCACAGGTCTTGCCGTATACGGGCAAAAGGGTTCCAGTGTTCCACGATGGCAACCAAGTAGCCCTGCTCTCGCAAGTACTCCAGGCTGCGCTGTGTAGGTGATGTCTTCTTAGCCATCAGAAGGGCACATCATCGTCATCGTTACGGCGTTGGTTGCCGTAGGTAGGACGCACTTCTGTAGGTGCTTTCGGGACTTCCCGTTGCTTCTTGCTCCAGTTGTCTTCTGACAGTGAGAGCAGGTCAAAGCCTCGGCTGGTGGGTTTCTTCCAGGCGGCGAGCTTGAGCTTCTCTCCGGCCTTGTAGTCCATCTCCAGCACGACAAAGCCTTTGAAGTCAGGGGCAGAGGGCGACTTGCGCTGCTCTTCTGCT